ATCCTTGACAACCTTTTGAGCCTGAACTGTTGCCTTGGCTTTTGATCGTTTAACGATCTTTTTACTAGATTTCTTAACCATGTCGTTTTGTATTGGATCCGGCAAACGACAAACCGGACTGTTCATCACTAGGAACTAAACGCGGCGCCGTGCAGTCTCTCGGCATTTTGTTTAGCACGTAAATCTTTACACCATCTTGTGGCAACGTTTTGGGCCTTAACCTAGTGACCCAATGGGCTTAACGGACCCTTCATGAGATTGCACCGTCGTTTTCCATACGATCACCTGCCCCATCCATATGGGTGCGAGGTGGTCAGCCACTCGAAAGTGGCCCGGGACTCAACCCTGCTGAGTGCTTCTATCACCCGCTTCTCCATAGAAATCTGCTCTGAGGGGCTAATACCATAGCGTTCCTCGAACAAAAACCTAGATTGCGCGGTGACCTCAAAACACAAAGCCCCTGATGATGGACAACCTTCCAGCTCCCAACGCTGGTAAGTGGGTATTGGTTTTCCCAGTTTATGCACTTTTAAGTTCCAGTTTACAATGTACTCACAAACAGGACTAATGATTGGTTGTCCAGGATTGGTCGATGCCTCTCCGATAGCTATACCTTTCATGAGATTCCTCCAATTCAACTTAGAGTACTCCTCATTAATCAATATTGTATCTAAAACGCGTTGCCAATTCCGTATCCACCTCCAACCATCAATACACTGTGTCAAATAACACTGACACCAAAACACCTTCTCCATATCACGGAACACGCCCTCCACACGGCAATTCAGTCCGAATGCATCAAATTTACTGATACTTGCTAGAGCGTAGTCCAGGTCTTCCGCTTCCATTATGACGTTTGTGTCATCACCATTAACGTATAACTCAAAGTCATTCTCGAAAATGGCTCTACAGGTCACAGCCATAATTAAGCTGTTACCACATCCAGTCTGCGGATCTCCTGAACACCTTCCATTGAAACGAAGGCTATGCTTTTTCCCCCCAATTCTCACAGTCGACAACTTACGTTCCTGCACTTGTAACAACCTATGTAACAGTTGGTCCTTGACTTGCATCTGTCTAAAGGCTCTGTTTTCTAGTTTTTTCAAGCACGTACTAATATGTCCGTCGAACGCCGACTGATCCAAAGCGAGTACTACCGGGTTGCGGAACCGGGATGCCATTTCCAAAAACATACTGGCTAATCTCAAAGAGCTTTTGCCTTTTGCTAAAAATGGATAATGACACCCGGGCAACACCATGTGAAGCATGGCATGTTCCATTGGTTTCATATACTGAGCAAGACGAGCACGATACATTAAAGATCTAGGCTGAATTGGTCTAGGAATTCGATCTGGTTTGTCGTAATAAGAATATTTTTCCCATTTGATAAACGGGTCAATAACTCCCCAACTAGCAGAAAATTCCCTACCTTTTTCAAAACCTTTCAAATAATTTGGTCGTTGTCTAGCAGTACAAGATTTAAGAACATCAACTTCACTCATGGGAGTGATTCCCCTGAATCCCCTCCCAATCTTTTCCGACAATAGCGTTGCCCGATACCACAATAACCTGTGTGACTCAGGAAATCTCCGTTTGAACAAGCCTTGTCTTGAAGTAGCATCCTCTGCCTTCTCCATAAACCTTTTCGCCAAGCTCCAAACCAAATTCCTGTCACACACACAAAACCCAAAGACGTCATTGTGTCCCACAGACGTCTCAACCATCACCATATAATTCCTTCTACCCCCACGCTTATTACACTCTACCCTACCCGTGACTCCGAGCTGCATACATAAATTAATTGTGCGCTCTTCGTCTAAGGGACAATAGGCAGGTACGTGCAACAAGCGGCCCTAAACCTGTGGGAGATGCCAGGTGGTCTTCCAAAGACCCACCCGGGTGGCAGTGGTAACTAGTCTATCTGCAATAGATTGACGGACCCTGCCAAAGAAACCTAAATTCGAGTTTTCCGTGTTGAAGTTCCCAGCTTGATGATGCTCCCAAAGTGCTTCTAATGAATGGTGATATCATCCACAAGATTATCGCAATCATTGAGTTCTTGC